GCCTGCATCAAACTTAGGTGATAGATTCTTCATCCAATCCTGCATATAAAAGATACGCTCGCCACGCTCGTCGCCATCGTATGTCTTACGCCAATGATTAAAGTGTTCCCAAACATCGTGAACATTACCGTGCTTATTGATACGTTCCTGTTCCTTACGATCCAACCGTGTAAAGTCAGATACCCCAACGAGATAGAAATCTACGTCAGGGTTGTTGTGAAACAGATTTTCGTAAAAGATAGGTGCCTCATTGTCTCCGCCGATTGCACCCCATTTGTTTGAGTCGAATAGAATTGACTTTCCGACCTTACCTATTGCTATCTTCATCGCTTACCCATTCATATAGTTGCTTTAGGTTCATTGCCTTATCGTCAACATAGTACGTTGAGGCGTATGGTTTACCAAAGATTAGATCATCGTATGGTACACCGTAGAACTTTAGCCAATCCTTAGTTACTTGACCAACATCGTTCTCAATTTTATCTATATCACCATTATGTGTGACCATTCTTCGTGCGCTGTGGATGATGATGTGGTATCCCTTTGCCTTTAACCTTTGCATGATGGATATCACACGACCGTTTGGCTGTGCATTACCATACCGCTGCTTTGTGTCAGGTTGGTCTAAGTTAGGATAGCAGATCGTATCATCAAGATCAAAAACAATTGTATCAGTCATAATTATATTCCTTTACGTAGTTAAGAAACCTTTGTTGTCTCTCACTGTCATCATAATGAAGTGGGATGCACGTTGCTAGTAGTACCAAACCACCATTAATGATATCATCAACAGGAAGATTGTATTCATGGAGTTTCTGAACGAAGATTTGCTTTACTAACTCGTTATGTTTTACATCAGCGACCATTGCGTTGTACCCATGATATAGATCGTGAGCAAGTTTAGCCCAGTCGTATAGATTATCACCTTCAGTACCAATTTCGTTACCATAACGGCCACGAGGATCAATTAGTTTCATTTGATCCGTTTGCTGATTGTATAGTACATTGCCGAAATGAAGATCTCCGTGCATACACTCAATAGGATATGTATTCCTGCAGACACGCCATGCCATTGAACTAATCTTGCTCTGAAGTTTAGGTGGCAGGTCAGTGTTCTTAAGTCTTTTATTGGTCTTATCCAACCAGATTTTGTCTGCTTGCTCAGCAAACTTATCAGTGAAGTTTCGATCCGAACAGCGTGTGCTAAAATAGTTTAGCTTAATACGAAACAACTTATCAACGATATATTCCCATGCGGATTCACTAAGATTCTCGTACAACATTAAATCAGAAAGCAACGTACCTGACTCAAATGACATAACGATATTCTGACCATCGTTAAACACTCGTGGTACGAAACACTTTTGCTCAAAGGATAATCCATTGTACCATAACCGCTCACACGTTAACGTAAGTACTGATTCTTTGTTATGATAGTCAGGAGTCTTTGTCAGTGTACCTAGATCGTGGTCGTATATCATACGATTGAACTCACGCGATTTCATATCAAGAAGAGATGCACACGTTTGGTAATACGTTGGTAGATCACCAATGTCGTACCACTTATCTGTAAGTACTTTGTCAAACTTACCGTACAAGGTCAAGGCATGAGAGATATCATATTCATCAGTTGACGAAAAGGCCATCTGAGCATGTGAACCATTCTTAAACGAATATAGGCCAACCAGTGCCACACCATCCGTGACGTTCTGCGTAGGTTTATTATAGAACGTACTACCGTCCCACATACACCAGTCAGAATGGTTCTTTACCTCTTTACATAGTAAGAAGTCCTCGCCAAGATTCATGGATTCATCAAGAATGATTGCATCGCCTAACCAAACAACAACGGGTTTATTAGGATCCTTAAGTGCATTCATACCGATGGATATGGCATCACGAGGTCCATCCAAAGAGGGTTGATTCACCACTTTAACTTTTGGATGACGACGAGAGCAGTACTCACGAATATCATTAAACTGACCGTCAACAACAACGATCTCATCGATATCAGCCATCTTGTTTGCGTGTTCGATTATATAGTCAAGGCATGGCTTGCCGTTGACTCGAACCATTACCTTTGAGGTATTTGTCGAAAGTGGACGCAGCCTCGTAGCTGCTCCAGCTGCCGGAATCACTAGGTTCACCATCAATATAACTCCTGAGTTCAATTAACATCATTTCTTCATATGCCTTATCGTTCAGCAAACGATTTCTAGGCGACGGATGTGGCATACGAAAGTGTGGTATACCCATCGTTTTTAGTATCTGCGATGACAGTGCGCCAAGGGCAACAACTTTGTTGTATCCTTGTACACATCTATATAGCATTTGGAAATCAGCTGATGTTACCTTTTGCGGAAGATCCACATCAGTGATTGCGTTCTGAAAGGTAACACAGTTGATACCTAGTTTCTCCATCCATATACTAAAACGGTCAATAGCGCAGTTCTTACGAAACCGCGCTTTTGATGGCTGCATGCCAATGAATATTACGTCAGTACAATTTTCCATAACATAGTTATTATACCACAGATCCTGGCGAATGTAAACAAGTAATTTTCACACCAGCCTCTCTAAACATATCTGTAGTATCTTCCAAAGAGTCCACCCAGGTTTTTGGGATAAGCATATCCGTACCCCAGAGGACGTGTTTCACTCCAACTTGTATAACACCTTTGGCGCAATCAGAACACATAGGCAATCCCCATACGTACATAATTGAACCGTCAAGCGATACACCATTATAAGTAGCATTATATATGCAGTTCATCTCAGCATGAACAACATACTTATACTTGACAGGGCGATCGTTATAACGATCACGACTGTCTGCGATTCCACGAGGGAATCCATTGTAGCCTTGAGCCAAAACTTGACCTTTAGTTCCAACCGCGACTGCGCCAATCTTTCTTGACGGATCCTTTGACCAACTAGATATCTCTTTAGCCAGTGCTAGGTATCTTCTATCCCAATCAGCACTCATCTCATTTTACCAGATCAAAGTGGCGTTCATACACATGAAGGTTTTGAACCTGCCATGTAATAAAGCCTGGAGCTATCTCAAGGTCATCGGCCAACATTTCAAGTACGTGTTGTTGCCATGCATAATCGTTTTTGTATCCAAAGACAACATCATTGGATCTCATTTGAACAACAGCCTGCAGTTCATCATTGCGAATATAATAAGTAACAGCGTTGGTGCAGATAAAGTCTGACTTTCCGTTCTCATTGTATTCAGCCCAGATTGACGGTCTGTTGTAGATCATAGTAGCACGACGGCCATCAGGACTGTCCGACAACTCGCCTAGCACTGAATCGTATTGACGATTATACTTTTCAGAGAAAATCAAATGGCCATAGTTTGAATTGATTTCTCCGTGTTGGTTGGCCGCATACTTCCATGCTGCAGGTGGTTCCTTATCATCACCATGTATATCAAAAATGTTGGTGGATTGAGATTCGTACCAATCCAACTCAGCATCAATATAACTTTGCACTGGTTTACCAAAGATAGCAGGTTCAGTAGCAAGGAAACTTGCGCCAAGCATTTCAATGGTTTTTTGACCTGTCTTGTCGATAGTATACGCTTCATCATTAAGTTCATCAATAAAGAATTGACGAATATCCTTTACGGTAGGTAAGATCATTATTCACTCTCCTTAAAACGGTCATCAGTTGTTTCGGGATCACCTTCTTGAGTCGTCATAATAAGAATCATCATTTGAGTCAAGGCGTGAGACAGATGTGGAAGACCGCTTTCAGGATCATCATTCTCTCCCATCATATAAGCCATCAAGTGGCGTTGAATGGATGAATAGTGTCGCGAGACAGGGAACTTATGTATGTCTTTGCGCCAGTTATTCTCACCATACTTTTCTGCACCAAAGCCAAAAACCCGTGCAGCCTCGATGATTGCCTCGGGTGGTACTAGATGGATCTTTGGTTTACCTTCGTCGTATTTCATTAGCGGTTTTTCTCCATAGCAAGTTCTTTGAATGTATCAAACTCAGTGATACCGTATTTCTCAAAGCAACGATCAAAAGAATCTTTCTTATCAGTGTATTTTAACCAAGCTGATTTTGATTTCTTAATGGTACCTTTTTTAGTAGTCATCAAGTCAAGTAGTGCCTTTTTAGGGATAAAGACAAAATGTAATTTTTCCAAACGAGGATTAAGTACAACACAGCGAACAGCACCTTTCTTAAGTACACCGTTCTGAGATTTAACATTTGTGATTTCTGCTGACGAAAGACCATTAAGGTGAAGTGTACCAGTCTTGCATTCTGAACCATCATCAAAGTCTTCGTGTATTCCATCAATGAAATTGTATTGGCCGCCTGAGCTGATGGCCATCATATCCTCAATAAGATGTTCAATATTAAAGACTTGTGGTTTTTGAATTAATGCTTCACGGAACGGGGTCCCTTCAGCAAAGTTTGGATGATTTTCGAGTATAAGTTCAACATAAAGTTTTAATTTGATATCGGTATTCACCTTGTCATAATAAGCCATCAGTTAGTTCTCCTTCCATCTGATAGCTACTATTATACTATAGTTTGAAGGGAATGTAAATAGCCAATATGCATATTTTTTACATATTTTTATAGACAAATTCGATAGCACGATCCGCTTCGACCTCGAAAGAACGACCTTGGTACCAATGACCTGTCTCTGCGTCAAGCTCTCGACAGAGTACTGCTACCTCATGAGCCGTGATAGGATACTCACGGCGAACTGCGTTTGCGGCGATTGATACCATTAAACGATACATCGTATGATACCAACCAGTTCCATTGATTGCCTTATAATCGTCAACGAGTTTTTTGTTAACGAACGGACAGTCATTGTAACTCTGCCATGTTATGCTAGTGTTCTCCATCTTTGATTTGCGGTGATTAATGACTTCCTTTTGGATTGACTCAGGTAGTCTATCAAGAAACGTCTTACCTTGTTTCTCAACCATAGGATGCTTATTCATAAGTTCCATAGGATTAATCCAACTACCAGCAACATTAGTAAAGATAAAGTTGTTAGCGCCAGCATAGCTTGCAGGGATGTAATACATTCTAGATAAGTCCTTAGTCTGCCCATCTCCGATGCGTCCGAGCTCTTCGTTGAGGGCAAACCAAAAGTGTTTGATTCTAGATTGTTCAACCTTAGTTGTAAGTGGGAAGACGAGCCGAAACTTTGGGAAATCGTCTTTACTGCTTGCAGTACTATAGCAAATGTAGTAATGACTACCAAACCTACTAAATAGCTCATCCTTTAGCTGCCCATTAAAATTGTGGTCATCAACATCAACAGCAGCCCAACCTCCCCAATCAACAACATTCGCGTTGGCCCTAGTTGAGTCAACCACATAAGTAGCAGGTGATATAAGTTGCGCATCTTTCTTGCCTTCTCTTTCAATTGCGGATAACCCGTACAAAAGATTCTCAAACTCTTCCCACGAGCTGAGGTCCATACGTTTATCCGTCTTGTTATCGAATATGCTGTTAAACAGCGTTAGCGAGATTTCCATGATTGTCCTCATGACTTGGAGCAGTCCATCCTTCAGGTTTGATTAAGTCAGGTAGACCCAATGGATTAGGACGGCTTTCTTTAACACCTGGTTCTTTTGCCATGTTGGCTCGGTGAACCTCATCCCATGCCTTATGCGCATCCACGCCAAAAGCATCCAGTGTACCAATCGCAACAACGCATAGATCAATTAAACCGTCAACGATCTCTTCAGGATCTCGCTCAACGACTGCTTTTTTCGTTTCGTTCAATTCTTCATCAAGAAACTTTAGACGGAACTTAAGGAACTCATCAAGAACCTTCCAATCCACGTCGGATTGCATCTGTGCTTGCATCCACTTATGAACGCCATACTTAGCGTGCATTTCATTGATATCTTTTACCCAATCTTTGCTCATAATATTCTCCTATGCAAAAAAGTCTTCTAGTGTTTGTGTATCCTCGGGATTCCAACCAACCGCATCAAGAATTGGAATGATTGGATCCAAGAATGTTTTTTCGAACTGCTTATCGTAGTCAATGTACTTTTCAAGTTGTAACTCGGCAGGCAGATAGTCTGGGAAAGAGATTACGTTTTCTCTGATAGGATTAGGTACCTTCATATAGCAGAACTTAATCTTCTCTCCGTTTTGAATCATGGTGTACTTCTTGTCAAGACCCTTGTCCTTGACTGCCATATTATATAACAATGCGCCACGAACATGGATTGGACAGCCTTTCTTATAGATGGTTTTACTGTCCTTCCACTTTGCGATATCGGATACACCGCGTGGAAATGATACTTCCTCAGGCTTAAGGGTTGAGAAGTATTCCTTGAACGACTGAATGGCGTGTTGAGTTTTTGTTTCAGAACCACTTACGATAACCTTGAACAATTCCTTGAGTGCTTCACGACAAGCGGATGGTGTTGATGACTTGATTGCCTCGATGCCCATGATCTTGAGCTTAGGTTCAGCGTATTGAACACCTTCGTTGTTGTGTACGTTTAGAATGTAACGTTTCTTAGCGGTCCATATGCCACGGTCAGCGATTACCTCACGACCCATCTCCATACGATTAGTGTAACACGCGAACTGTTTGAACAGACCATCATACGATTCTGCAAGTACTTTTTCGAACTCACCCTTACATACCTCATCAAGAAACGCAACGGGATCCTTAGGCTCAAACTTATTGACCATCGGACCAAAGTTGATGTACAACGAATCAGTATCAATAGCGATAACATAATCAAAGTTGTCAGTCTTAAGTAGTTGGTTCATACGGAGGTTAACCGTTTTCTCTGCCCAACGAACTGCAAGTTGACCTGACAGCGTGATTGCTTCAGCAACACGGAGATCGAAGTAACGGAAGTAACGATTACCAAGTGCGCCATACAGAGAGTTCATAAGAATCTTGATTGACATTTGTTGGTTTTCGTAATGACTGATGTCACGTTCGATCTCATAGATCCTTTGCTTATCAGACTTATCAGCCTGCTCAAGTAATTGTTTTGCCTCGAGCATTTTGTTCTTGACGAGCCTACGCTCATCGTAGTACTGAACAATGATGGCAGGAATGATACCTTGACGTTCCTTAGAGAAGTAAACTCCGTTTGCGGCTAGAGCCATATTGGAGTTAGGATTGCTTGCGCCATCAAGGCACGTGTCCGGATTAATGTCCGGTTCAGTCATACCCTCGATGATTGTCTCTGGACTCATGTTCCATTGAACAATGATGTTGGGATACAGCGAGTTTAGATCGAATGAACAAACCCACTCGTGAAGACCTACTTGAGGTTCCTTCACGTAACCACCTGGATAGTCAGCTTTGAACTTGTCGGTTGATGGAGGTGGAACAATGTTCTTAGCTGCAAGATCACGATAGATGATCGTATCCCAAATCATAGTTGTTCCAAAAGTATCCTGATAGTTGACACCAGCCTTGTAGGCCATAGTAAGTGCGAGAGTAATCAGACCCATCTTGTCCTCAAGACGGTCAACCAACTCTACGTCCTTGATGTTATAATCAATGAACTTTTGAAAGTCGTGTTTGTACAAGGCATGAAGCGAACTGTGTTCCTCGTAGGACAACTTACGCTCGCCTAGTACAACATGAGCGATATGGTCAAGCTTGTATGATTCCTGTGCGCCATACGAATAACCAAACTTTTGAAACAGGTCATAGTAGTCAAGTTGAGAGATACCATACATTTCGTATGTATCGAGTTCCTTACCCTTGACCGCAATCTTACGGTACTGAACTACACCCCAAGGCGATAGCTTTTTGACCATGTCATCACCCATGATACGAGCGATACGATTGACAAGATAGGGAATATCAAATAGACGAGTATTCCAACCCGTAACGACATCTGGACAATGAGACGAACTACTCCAGTGGTCAAGAAAGGCCAGAAGTAGTTTGATCTCATCGTCACACTTTTTGTATATGACTCTGTGGTCCTGCATATACGAAGCGGATGCATCGTAGTCATACAGACCCCAGACGTAATACGTATTGTCGATGTTGTTTTTAACAGTGATAGAAATGACTGGGTGAGCCGCTTCTTCAGGAAGAGGGAATCCATCGTCGGAAGCAACCTCGATGTCGATCGTTGTTACATTGATCTTATCACGATCAAACTTGATCTCACCTGGGAACTTGTCGTAAATGAATTGGCTGATGTAATTGGTTGTACCATAGATCTTAAAGTTATCGACGTCTTTGTACGTCGCGATAAAATCCTTGGCATCACGCATAGTGTCGAGCACACGTGGCTCAACGCGGGTACCATCGATTGACGAGTACCCAGTGTCCTTATTTGATCTTACATATAAAGTCGGCGAAAACGGAATCTTGCGAAGGACTCGCTCACCGTTTTCGTAACCTGCATAGAGCAGATTGTTGCCATAGCGATTGACGCTTGTATAAAAATTCACAGTTTACCTCCATAATTTAGATACTATTATACCATAGTTCCGCTAGGATGTAAACCATTTTATAGAATTATTTTCTTATCCGGAGTCATTACTTTGCCGAACATCTGCTGATATTGGTTCTTTAACTGTTCGACTGGATCCACCATGAACATGATGAAAGATGGGTTGATATTGAATCCACCGCTAGCGTCTGAATACGCCATGAATGGTGCCAATCCGAGTTGGTTGGCTTCTGTAGGAATCAGGATAGCTACATCAGTAAGGTTATACCCGCCGTCCTGTTCTTTAACATCACAAATTAACTCTTCACCAGTTGCGATTCTCACGATTTTAATATTTGACATATTTGTCTCCATAGTAAAGGAAAGGGCCCCGCAGAGAGCGAGGCCCAGTTGGTTTTAAGATTCTTTCTTATCAGTCACAAAAGAATAGAGCTTGTCGGCCTGTTCTTTGATTTCATCGGGTGTGTACATTTTTGGAACGTACTTAGACCATGCATCAAGAGCGGCTTCATTATTTTCTTTGGCAAGATCCATTGCGTGATAGGCCATTTGCATATTGGTTTCGTATTGACGATCCAATAATTCTTTAGCCATCTGCAAAACATCATAACGGATTTGATAGGGGTTTGACATAATTTTCTTTCCTTTTTCGTGTGTGTAGCGATACCATTCTATGTCTATGTCGGTATGCATGTGTTATATAGCAAGGACTAAAAAGTCCAAGCTACTCCTACTTCGATCTCTCCGCGATCTTCTGCGTTGAAGTCGTAAGTTGTTTCGGCATACGCCATGGTGTTACCATTGATGTCGTATTCTGCGCCGAGTTCTAGAAGCGGGTAGTTCCCATCATCAAGAATATTTACTACGTTCCAATCATCACCACTCGTGTGGTTGGTTTCGTACATAGTGATTGGCATTTCGCCATATACTGATAGCGGCCCTGCTGCTGATGTCCAGCGCAACTCTGGCTCTACTGTCAAGTGATTAGTCTCAGCATCCACTTTGTGATATGCTTTGACTTCAGTGTTAAGGGCAAGACCCATTCCTAGATCTGCCGCGGCGGTAGATGTTGCTGTTAGTGCTGCTACCGCGAAAAGTACTGCTTTCATTTGTCATGTTCCTTTCTTTGTGACAATGAAGAGGGGTTGACCATGACCCCTCACGCGTTTATTAAGTAACGACCCTTTAGACCCAACCCCTAAGATTAGGATTGGTAGACCATTTCAACTGCTTTTGCCGACGCTCAAGGTCGACTAGGTCAGTTGATTTAGATAGGTATTCTTCTATTCTTTCGACTTCAGTCTTCGGTCTTACCGAGTTCCAAATGCCTGACAATGTCTTGAATACATACCTCATTTGTAGATCCTATCAATGGTTTGCTGGTTAAGCATCATTACGATCTCTTCGTATGTTTTCTTAGGATATTCACATCGAAGATAATGCGCTACTCTGCGATTAGCTTCTGCTTGTCTCGCTAAAATGATTGCTTTACCAACGCTTTTGAAGAATCCAACGATTGATTCAATTACTACCTCAATCGCTTTCGTTAAGTAGCTGTGAGCTACCAGTACTGCTTGTGTCACGTGTGTTTCCCCCGTTACTGATTTTTACTTTACGGGGACGCATTTCTTCTGGAATTACTACCTTCAATTGAACTGCTAGGATTCCATCCACAAGATCCGCTCCATGTACTTGAACGTACTCGGACAGCCTAAAGGTGCGTTTGAACTTCTTCGTAGAAATACCACGATGAATGTACTCGCGACCCTTACTTATATGTTCACCTGAGACGGTGAGAGTGCGATCCTTAACTTCGATTTCAAGTTCTTCTTCATTGAATCCAGCGACCGCTAGTTCAATAAGGTATTCTTGATCGTCTACCTTAACGATATTATGCGGTGGGTAGTGGTCATTTGCATGCCGAGCTACTCGATCCAATTCGTCGAAAAGATGGTCGAAACCAACAAAAGATGCACGTGGGAAAAGTTGCTTTACGCCTGTCATAGTTATCTCCTTTAATAAAGCAAGATTAATAATAGAGCCGGGCCTATCCCGCACTCCAATGTTATTTATACATCGACGTTATTTGTTTCCGATGTTATATTTTGGACATAGCTCCCATTGATCCTTATCCTTAAAGGATATGATCTTAATCTGTCGTAACGGAGCCGTGTCCTTTGCTTCCTGCGCGTTAACCGGAGTAATAAGACCCCAGTCGCTAAGCAGTGTCACAATAGTGTTACGACGCTGTATGTCATTATCTACTAGGTTGGATGGTTTACCGTCAAGGAGAAACAGTTCCTTAAAGTGAACGATAAAGTACCGCCCCTGTTTATGTAGAATATGGCATGATTGGTATAATTTGTTTTCTTTGCGGGAGGCTACCCCGATACGAGTTAGCGTTTCTCTCACCTTCAAGAAGTCATCGGGCTCGTTAAGAATTATCTCCAGCATCATGGCTGGAGTCCACTCTACGGCCACATTATTATTATGTTCTTCCACCTTTATAGACCCTCAATCTCAATTCGTTAATCTGTTCATTACTCAGAAGGGTCAAGGCTTGGCGTGCCTTTTCATCGTTATAGCCATAATATTCTTTGACCGCTTCAACCGCAGCAGATTCCTCAGGCTTGAGCCATTTGGAAAACCTTTTGCGCTTTCTAATTGTATTTATCAAAAAGTCAAATTGAAGCTTTGAGTCTAGGTGGTGATACCTGTTCATTTCATTAGCAAGAAGGACGGTATCATTAAAGTATGATAGACCACGATTAGCCATAAAAGGGTTGTACGCCTTTTCAGACAGATCATCGACCATCAGATCCTTTTTGCTGTAGTTGATTGCGTTTAAGAATTCAAAAGGGTTCATTACCAATGCCTCACGACACCCGCTATAATAAAGAAGCAGGTGATCCAATTAACGAATTGCAACAACATACGAAGATACAAACCTAACCTTGCGTGTTCCATAGTCAACACAGGTACCTTTGGTTCGTCCTCGTCATTGCGGCCGATATAGTAGTCTAGCGCTCTAGCTACAACCTTTTCCCAGATTCGGTATTCTATCATACCCACTCCGCTGAGGCCATGATCTCTGTCATACAAGCTACAACATTGAGTTCATGATCCGCTACGAATGCATTCTTATACTGATAGTCAGCAAGAATGAGAACAACTTGAGGAATGGACTGCGGCTGCAGATACTTACTCATGTTGTCATAGATCTTACGAAAGATTGCTTGCGGTTCCGTATCCATATTGTCAACGACCCACTTGCGCATACCCTTGAAGTTCTTATCCTTAAGAGATCCCATAAGTGCATTGATGTTATCCTCTGACAGATTAACAAGTACACCAGCATCAATACGACCTGCGACTGAGTATCGTTGACACTCATTGATCACACGACGCCAATCAGGGAAGTACCGTTCAACGAGAGCGGCTACTGCCTTTTGCTCAAACGGTACACCTTCCTTACCAAGAATGTCAGTCATTCGTGCAAAGAAGTTAGCCGCAAGCTGTGGCTTTTGATCGTTAGGAATACCAAACTCGTATACTGAACAACGAGAATGCAACGGCTCAATAATTCGGTTCTTGAAGTTACAAGTCAGAATGAATCGGCAGTTGTTTGAGAACTCCTCGATGAATGCACGAAGAGCAGGTTGTGTTGATTGCGGATTAAGATAATCAGCCTCGTCAAGTATGACTACCTTATAGCCACCTTGAAGTGAGACCGTAGAGGCAAACTGTTTGATCTTACCGCGAAGAGTATCAATGTTACCCTCCTCGGATCCGTTAATTAAAATGTAGTCAAGTTCTAGTTCGTGGCACAATGCCTTAGCGACCGTCGTCTTACCGACGCCAGCTGAACCAGAGAATAACATATTAGGTAATTCGTTTTTCTCAACGATCTTACCGAATACTTCTTTAAGATCAGTTGGGAGAATACAATCAGATATAGTTTTGGGGCGATACTTTTCGACCCATAGAAAGTCAGTAGACATTCACATACTCCATAATAAAATAAGGTGGCCTGCCCTGCAGGACTCGAACCTGCAACCCTCAGCTTAGAAGGCTGATGCTCTATCCAGTTGAGCTAAGGGCAGAGATGAAGAGGGAGACCGAAGTCTCCCCCAAGGATTTAGCCAACATCTTTTGGCATTCGTCCCTGTTCTTCTTCAGTTGGTGCAGCTTCAGCGGCAGGTTGCTCGCCTTCTGCTTCACCTTCTGGGGCAGGTGGTTTATTCGCCTCAACGAATTTAACCAAGCGTCCACGAAGGACACCCACTGATTCCAATTCTGGACCCTCAAAGGCCCCACGTTTGGAACATACGTCGATCACTTGTACCATAGCGGCCAAGTCTTGGATACCCAGTGAAGGTGGTGCTTCCGCAGCCGCCTCCTGTTCTACTGCAGTATCTGCTGCTTGCTCTTCAGACATAATTTACTCCTATAAAAGTTTAGTCGACTAGAGTAGTTTATTTATCCACCAAAGGTAGATGATTTCTCAAGCGCAATCCAATATTCCACGTCAGCTGCCTGACTCTTGAAATGCGAGATTAACTTGCTTGAGATTGCAACATCGTAATCGCCAGAGATAAGTTTGAAGTTACCAATATTGAATACGAAATTAAATTGATCGGATGGTCGTGTAACGTTCGACAGTTCTAGCTCAAAGGAGTTAGCGGTCGAATCATTTACATCAGTGACCATGATCTTAGCGTCAGATGCACCTTCAGCTCCAGTAACAACCACATCACTAACACCAAGAGTTGATGCTGCTTTACGCAATGCGGAAAGGTCGTCGTTGCTTAACGTGAAGGTGACCTCGGTGGACGGCATGACGATGTCCTTGGAAGGAGAAGTGAGAATGGACGGATCCGAGAAGAAGTATTTTACAGAGCGCTTGCCTTCCGCAATAGATACGGAAGTCATTTCCTCATTGAACTTCAATTCTGGATTTTCGAACATGCTCGTCACACCGAGGAACTCGTTCAGATCGTAAATACCAAACTCACGATCTGGGAATACTTCGGATACCGATGCCTTGGCAAGAATGTTCTTAGCCTCGGCCATAGTTTTAATCGTGCTACCTGTTTTGAACACGATGTTAGAGTTAATGTTTGCAAAGTTCTTAAGAACTGCGGTCGTTTCACTTGAAAGATTCATCATTTAGTTTCCTTGGTTTCGTTAAGATGTTTTTGATTCATTGTGTTCCACTGCTGTGGAGTAATGCTATCGATACTACCATTATACACTACTTTAGGCGAATTGTAAATAGCCTCATCAGTATAATTTTCAGCAGTATAAGAAGTTCCTATACCATAAGATAGGTTAGCGCCAAAGTCCATGCTGTCTGAAGGGGAATCAGTTTCCTGTTCCTCATCATGAACATGGAGCGCAATAAGAGCGTAATGCAGAACCTTCATAAGATCCTTTCGGTTCTTACCGTCCTTTTTACCATAACGCTGAACGTACTTTAAGCAGTTGCCTAAAGCAAATCCTTCACCATGACCGCAGTCAATAATGAACTCTGTAGATTGGAACTTATTCTTGGAGTAGTGCCCATCATAAGTACCGTCAATGTACGACTGGAGCTCTGCGATCAGAGCTCCTTCGTTGAACTTATATTTAACCATTCAATGCATCCTCTAAAATATCATCAAGTTGAACATCGGTTTCAGAAGTTGTTGTTTCTGAACCGTCAGTGACCGTTACATCGACCTTGCTATACAGATCAAGGAATGCTTCCTTAGTATCTTGGTCAAAACGGTTTACACAAAGTCCGATTGACTTCATACGATCATTAAAGATCGAGAAGGTTTGGACGATGTGACACAAACGACGAGTCGAGATCAATTCATCGATACCGTCATCATCATATGTCT